ACTGCTTAATCAGATTATCAAGAATCAACTTAATTGATTGATAGTCAAGGTTGCTTACTACATATTTCATTTCTGAGCCATGTTCAAGATTAACTGTCTGTCCAGTAGTGTTAGCATCCGTGTTTTCATCAATTCTTTGACCGGAAACGGATAGAAGCGGATTAAGACTTAGAGTATTAACAGAATCATACATTTTACTTAGTAGCTGTTCAATTTCATCCATAATTGGAATAAGTTTACCAACTGTACCCTGTCCAAATATGTTTGTTCTGTCTAAATCACCGGAAGTGTAATGAATAGGAAGTCCGGTTGTATTTCTGTATGTTCTTTGAAGGACACCATTCTTATATTCACTTACTGTTGTAGGGGTGTATTCCCTTTCAAATACATCATCTGTAAGAGGATTAATACAGTATTTCTCAATGAATCTTGTATATGCTCCATCTTCATAAATGGGGTATGAATCAGTATTATTGATTACCTTGGATTTTATGACACCGTTATCCTTAAATACATACTCATAGCTATTACCATACATTACAAGATTCTTGGCTATTTCAAAATCTGTTTTCTGATAAAATCCCTTTTTAAAAACTGATTGAGCCATTGTTGCTGTACTGTCATCATCAGAAGATAATGAAACAGGATTTCCACAAATATAACCACTCAGAAAATCAACAATATTATCAATGCTTCTGAGCACTATTTTAGCTGTATTAAATGTATCATCATTGACTGAAAAATCCGGTCTTGATAGCACATTGTGAATACCTGTACTATAATTTTTTATCCTCTGTGCTTGGGCTACTTGCCCCATAGCAAGAGAGTTATTTTCACCTAATAAAGTTTGCATTTATTTCCTTCCTTTTATATCCACAAATAATTTACATGATTCTTTATTGCTTGCACTACAAGTGCGTTGCTTACTACGCAATCATCATGCTGACCATCAATCGCATTAGTTGAAGAACCGTCAAAAATGTAAGTTTTCATCTCATTCAATGCGGCTAATGACTTCACACACATATCCCCATTTTCATACCACTCAACAAAATCATTTATCAGTTGAACCTTTGTTTTTGGGGTTTCCGGATATCCTAGTTTCTTCTTGCCACCATTAATTTTATCTTTGTATTTATAAAGATTCTGATAGTGGTATAGAGTACGCAATCTATCCAGTATTACTGTACCTGTAGACATTGCCTCTACAATTATATTTGCCCTGTTATACCAAAGTCCTAAATCGTTCAAAATAAGCGCAATATCAAAGGGTTTTACTGTGTTAGCCCTAAATTCACCAACTTGTTCAGCATCTTCATCATATATAGAAATAACTGTATAATCGTAAGAACCGCCCATTCCTTCAGCACTATCACAACCGATATAATACTTAGTTCCACTTTCCGGAAGATTCCATATTTTCAAATAGTTTCTTAGATAGATTTTTAGGTCAGATGGAATAGAAGATATGGTAGTTAAAGGCTGTAGAGCCTTTTTACTGTTGTAATCTAACTGCACCTTCTGAACATTAAATACTGTTGCACCTGTTGATATAAATGCTTCTGTACTGAAAGCTGGGTATTCCTGCACAAATAGATCACCAATATTAGCTCTTTTAAGTCTAGCCCACATAATCATGCGTAAAGAAGCACCATTATCATGATAAGTTTGCTCTGTTGGGGTTAGTTCATCACATGATAAAGCATGACCATATTGAGAAATATATTTTTGCTCATATTCCTGCTGTTCCTTGGCGTGCATTACATAATCTGTAATCCAACTATAGAAGTGCGCTTTATAAGTATTCTCATGATTTTCTGCTTTGTTATAAAGTTCATAGAAATGATTAAGGCCGTTTGCAGTGCTTTCAATGACAATGCCACCGTATGTATATTTACCTCTTTTTATAGATGGTAACATTGATTGTTCTATTGCTACTAATTGCTTCTTGGCTCTTACAGATTCAACGAAAGCAAACTCTGAAATGTGACAGAAGAAAAGACTAGAACCTCTGCTAATATCACGGTTTCCAATGGTTGTAACAGTTATTTTACTTCCGTTTGCAAGGGCTAATTCCTTTCTGTTATTCTGCAATTCAGCAGGTCTTACAGAAACAGGAATAGAATAATAAATCTGCTTTAGCTTGTCATATATTGTATTCGCTGAATCCTGTGTGTAAGACGCTAACATGCAATGTATATTTGGAATCGTACAGCAGTAGTAGAGTGATAAGGCATCACAAAGCACTGAAAACCCTATTTGCCTTGCCTTTAAAATAATATCCATGTTGCCCTTATTTATAACAAAATCCCGTTGTTCTTCATTCAGAACAAACGGGACTTCTTTACCATCTTTATTTACTATTTTACAAAAGGTCTGAATCCATAATATTGGGTCAGACATAATTTTTTTTAATTTCAATACATTATTCATTCATCTGAATCCACCTTTACACCGTTAAGAATAGATTGTAATTCTGATTCTTCACCATCTTTGAATAATTCTTTGGAAACATCGTTAAACGCTCTGAAAGCGTTACAATCTGTCATAGCTTTATCATAATAATTGTTATATAAATCAATCAATTTCTGTTTGTGGATTTTCTGCATATCATCAATCTGACGCTGTAATTTCTGTTCTGCTGATAATGCCATATTAATTACCTTCTTCCAACTTATCTAATCTATTCTCAATAGCATCCATTCGGTCATTTAGTCTCTGTACAACGCTAATTAATCCGGTTTGGTTGTTAATACTCTTTGTGATTAAATCTAACAAAGTATCAAGGGACTTACACATTTCTCTAACTGTATCTGCCGTAATTTCCATATTTTCAATATATTCCTTCATAATAAAATTCATCCTTTCAAAACGGACATAAACTGTCCATAACATCATCATTATTAATAGTTGTAGTTTGCTTTGGTGCAGATATTAAACCTGCATTAATCATTTCTTGTTTCCACTGCGGGATTTCTTGCTTTTTGTTTTCTTGCATTTCATCTTGCTTTACCTCATTTTCAAACGGATTTTCTGCATCCTGTTCATGTTCAACAATTTCTTGTTTTTGCTTGGCTTCTTTCTTTTTCCGATTAATGGTTCTGTTACTATCCTTAATACTTTTCTGCATTGCCTTTTCCTGTAATTCATCAAGTAAATCAACATTACAGGGCATTACGTATATTTTCGGAAGATTAACAAAATCACCCTTTTTATTTACACCATTCCGATGCTCAGAAAATGCGATTATTCCTAGTTTTTGAAATAATTTATGCCTTTCCGATACAGTACAAGTGTTGATATTTAGGGCTTCTGCAAAGTATTCCCTTGTATGGCATCCCATATTATTTAGAACGTTGATAGTAGAACAGAGTAGTGAATAATGATGTATTAACTTAACTCCGTTTTTCTGTTCCATAACTTTATAAAGATAATCACTATCAATGAAGAAATACTTTTCACCTTTTAAGATTTCAAGATTCTCTGTATTGATAGAATAGGTAGTTCCAAACGTGTTGTAATAAATAACATCTGAATCAGCCAATATCTGTAATCCTTGTTTTATTCCTTGTATATCAGTTCTAGTTGGTTCTTTTTCCGTCAATGCAATATAAATTAACCTTGGTGTTGTAGTCAGATCGACATTGGATTTAGACATATATCTTAAAGCTATATAACAATAAGTTGCATAATCTGACTTATAAATATTTTCAAAATCATCATCACCTAGTTTTCTAAACATTGACATTTTTAATTTGATTTTCATTTTCTTCTAGTCTCTTTTCTAATTCTTTTAAACGTGCAAGTGCAAGTGCCGTCAGGCACGCACTTAGGTTTGGCTTTTAATTAATATGTGCGTTAGCACACCTGTAAGTTTGGCCTTTAATATATATTATAGAGTCGGATTAACTAACAAAAAATGTAAGTTAATCCAACTATCCGAAAATCGGATTAACTGACAAAAAATGTAAGTTAATCCAACTATCGTGCATATCATGAAAGTTCATATTTAACCCATTTTTGGAATAAATCTGAGGTTGCTTTCTTATCGAATACAAAGACAATCCTAGAATCATAATATACATTTAGTGGTTTTGCTCCATGCTTTATATAAAGACATGCTTGTTTCATATTACACACCTTGACGGTGTTATTTTCAGTATTCATGCTAGTCCCTTTTCCTTATCATCTATATGCCATAAATGCCATAAATAAGTTACTGTCTTTGCCTCAGTTTGAAGAAAATACAGGTTGTTATTATCTTCATCCACTGGTTTAATTTTTGATTTATAAAAATCACCTTTTTTACCTTTGGGAATAGAAAGCAGTAGAGTCTTATTAAATTTGCTCATTCTTAGCACCTTCTAACCTATCTGCCTGTTCTCTTAAATGTTTTGCTCTTGCTAGGTTGCAAGCATCATAACAGCGTTTTTGTTCAATGGCTGAGAATGGATGAATACCATTCAACACTTGACCTAAATATTGTTCAGTTTTGGGATATCCACCATCTGTAATAAGTTGTTTCTTGGTATAAATACCACAAAGTTCCATGTAATCCTTAAAGCGGTCTAATTCTGTCATTTTTCAATACCTTCTTTCATTTTTCTTTAGTGAGATAAAGTTAAAATTATAGTGGTAGAGCCTATTTCTAGGCCTACCACCATTTATGTTGTGTATGCGATTAATTTTTTAAATTAAGCGATTGTCTTACGTGCGATTACGATACCGGATTTGTCTAGGACTTTGGTTGCGTAAAGGTCAGAAGCCACAATTACATTTCTAAGGAAGGACGCTTGTCTTTCGATTTCAATAGTTGGAGCCTTCTGCATCACATAACCTAATGCCATCTTTTTAATAAAGTAAACTTTGACTTCCTTGGCGGTTGAATCAAAGCAAGAATTAGTTAGGACTACGGGAATACCCATCCAATAACCTACCACGTTATTTTGAATTAGGCCGTTTCTATCGGTTGCGAATGTCTTTTCTGTACTCACAAAAGAATCCATTAGAAGGAAAGATTTGAGTAGTTGAGATGGAACAGCAATACCACTAAAGGAATCAATATTAACGTCATCTCCGAACAAAGAATATGCGTCAAACATTTCTGCTTCTGTAATAGCTGTTGCGCTTGCTAGTGCAGACTTTTGTGTTGCTTCTGAATCAAGAGAAGCAACTAGACTATTATCAACATCAAGTGCAAGTGCATCTGATAGTTGTTGTGCAAGGTTATCAATGGTATTGCCCTTGATCTGAGCGGCATCCTTGTCATAAATGTTGACACTTCCACCTGCTTGTTTAATTGTAGCGGCATTATCTGTCATAGATAATTCAGCAGCTACAAGTTCTGTACCCTTGGTTACAGTACCAACACTGGCAACCCTGTCAAACTTTGGAAAATGAACAGTGTCCCCACATGTTTGAATGTCAGCTACATCCTTTGTTGCATCATAGGCAAGCCCTGCAATTTTGAGTGCCTTACCTAACTTTTCATTTACAGTGTCCGCAAAAACACTAGGAATAATTAAAGCCATATTATATTTACCTCATTATTATTTTTATGATTCGGAAAGTTGGCTATAAAGTTCGGGAGATTCATTGTAAAGTTTTGCTTTCTGGGCATAACTCATCTTATGAAAATCTTCCTTGCTAATGCCTGTTCCGGTCGTATTAACTGTGTTTGGAACAAAATCCTTTGATTTACTGGATGATTGAAATAGTTTGTTAAATTCATCAAGATTAACATCCGATTTAAGATACTTGGCTAAATTGGCATCAATGCCCTTATCAATACAGGATTTTTCAAACTTGAATTGATTAAGTTCAGCTTGAGCGGCTTCTAGCTGTTTTTCCGTATCAGATTTTTCCTTTGGTTTGAATTTTTCAAGTTCCTTAATCTGAGTAGAATATTCCGTACGAATGGCATCTTCATGTCCCTGTACTACCTTCTGTAGGTCAGATTTTTCTTCATCGGATAAATCAGTGTACTTTGTTATAAATTCTTCTAATTTCATAAAAAAATTGCCTTTCCAGTTATTTCAGAATGTCCCTTTTCAGTTACACTCAAAAATCCCTATTGTGTTTTTATATTGTTTTTTTTGTATAAAAAAAGCCTTAATCACATACGTGAAAAAGGCATGAATTATCATTAAATGGGGTAAGTGGATGAGACCTACCCCGAAGAAGGAGAACCGTATGACACGTACATCCATTACTGGAATACTTGCCATGGATTCATGAAAGCATTTAATTTAGAAAGGTTTTCGGGTCCTTTCCAAATAAATGGAAAAGCGCACTATCGTATTGAACGATATAAAAGCCCTGTGCTATACGCTCATTATAAAAGGTGGTTTTATAGTTAACTTTATTTATCTTAAAAGGAGTTGCTTATATGAAGTTTTTATTGGTTTTCTTTTTTACTTTGTGGGATTTTTGCTTACGTTCTTGAACAATCCCTATGTACTGTGAGTATTGGTGTAATTTGTAAAACCTTCTGCCTGTATCAGTTCTAAAGGCAGGAATGATACCATCTTTATCAAGCCTTTGAAGTGTATGCACTGTTATACCTAGCATATTAGCAAACACACTTATTTTAATTTGATCTGATTTATACATAATTTTGTTACCTTTGGTGTATATGTTTTAATAATATATCTCTATATATGGACAGATTGAAAAAGCCCTAAACTGTTGATAAACTGGCAGTTTAAGGCTTTTCATGGCACTACAATATTGTATTTATTTGATTATTTTATTTAATTTTGGGACATAAAGCAATTCAGAAATTCATCCTTGTGGCTATGATATAGAAGCAATAGCATTTCTGTTCGGCAATCCATTTTGGTTTGAAATGCTGATTTTATCATCTTTTGCATGGTGTTATAGTTGATTTTTTGCTTCTTAATGTACTGTACTGCATCCCTCTGAATCTGATATAAAACAAGTGCATCCGGTTGTTCTTCCAATAGTTCTATTATTTCATCTACAACTGCATCATGGGCAGTTAGGTACAATGCGTGTACTTGCTTGTTGTTTACTGCATCTGAACATTCTTTATGTGAAAGATATTCTTTATATCCGTTGCACTTTCTGTATGGTGCAACTGGGATATTTTCAAATACTGATTCTAAGTAGTTCATGGGGCATTGGATGTCATTTCTTATTTTCTTTTTCGACTTTTTTCCTACATCTTCTGAATACTGGAAGAAAGAAGGATATCTGTTCATTTTCTTGCCTTTTTCAGCGTTTTTAAGTTCAGCAGAAAAGTTAAATTTTACAACTTCCTTCACTAAGTCTATGTTGTAATTCTTTTTAGCCGAATCAATACAAAGCTGTGCAAGTACAGACAAAATTATAAAATCATCTTTCAGCTTATCAGATGGATTACTCCAGTAGTATGAAAGGGCTATTTGCGCTAAATTGCTTGATTGCCCTATTAGCATCTGACTATCTGCTAGTGTGGTATCAATTTCTGCAAGGGATAGAGCATTGTTAGTGTATTTCTTGGTACTAGGCTGTATATCATTTAGGATAGTAGGGTACTGCTGATAACACTGTTTTGCGTACTTTGATATTAGTGCATTATCTGTAATAAGTTCAGCATCCCCATCTTGATCCTGTCCGCTTGCACGCTGTTGTACATCTGTTTCAATGCCATTTATAACAATGACATTGTTGCCAAAATGACAGTATTTTTTAATGAGTGGACATTCCACATTTACATAGGCTAATACGTTATTTGGCGCGTTGTGTGGGCTTCTGAATCCTGCTAGTGCTGTGTTGTATGGAAAGCGCTCTGTACCTACATCTATATGGTCTGTATGGGTCTTAA